AATATTATAGCGGATGGCCGAAAATGCCCCTACAAATGAAATAGAGAGGACTTCTATAAGTAGCACACCATACACCAGTTCATATCAGCCAGTTTTCCATACACCAGTTGGTTTGGTAAATGTGCACTGGTGTGAGGGACTAAAATTGCTATTTTGCCATTCGACGTCGTTTAACCTGCCTTCCTCTATAAATAAGCCTGTCATCAGTGATGTTGATACTTCCCAGTGCTAAATAATTATTTTTGTACTAATCTCTCCTATTCTCCTGAAATTTATAAGATATCACATCTCTCCCCCTCATAAATCAGACTCAGCTCTAAACTTCCAGAAGAAGGTTATCTCCCTCGATAAACAGTCTCTCCAGTTTATCACCGGAAACAGTGCCGCTGCGCGGACAGTATTTCCATAAATGGAGTCTCAGTTGGCAGTTGCGCCGAACGCATTTAACTATATAGAATCGCATAGAGATGAGTATCAGCTGTCTCATGACCTAACTGAGATCGTCTTGCAGTTTCCTTCTACAGCAGCTCAATTAACTGCTAGGCTCAGTCGTAGTTGTATGAAAATCGACCATTGCGTGATAGAATACAGACAGCAAGTACCCATTAACGCTGCTGGAACTGTAATAGTGGAGATTCACGACAAAAGGATGACGGACAATGAATCCTTACAGGCGTCGTGGACTTTCCCAATCAGGTGTAACATAGATCTCCACTATTTCTCTTCCTCATTCTTCTCTCTCAAAGACCCAATTCCATGGAAGCTATATTACAGGGTTAGCGATTCAAATGTTCACCAAGCAACCCACTTCGCAAAATTCAAGGGTAAGCTGAAACTGTCTACAGCTAAACATTCAGTGGATATCCCATTCCGAGCACCAACAGTGAAGATCCTGTCCAAACAGTTTACAGACAAGGATGTCGATTTTGCTCACGTGGGCTATGGAAAATGGGAGAGAAGAATGATCCGATCCACATCCTGTTCGAAACATGGCTACAACGGCCCAATAGAAATAGGGCCAGGAGAGTCATGGGCCTCAAGGAGTGCAATAGGACAAGCCCATTCGACTGTGGATACGGATATTACAGACGCTTCCCGTCCATACAGAGAGCTAAACAGATTATCGACGCCAATATTAGACCCAGGAGAGTCTGCCTCAGTCGTTGGACTCCAGAGAACACAATCCAACATAACCATGTCCATGTCCCAGTTAAACGAGATTGTGAGGACAGCGGTACAGGAGTGTATTAACACAAACTGTTCTCCTTCGATACCGAAATCATTGAGATAAATAAAATATGGGATATTTTATTTCTATTTTGAGTTTAATCATTGATAGTTATTACAGATGTGTCATTGAAGTTATACAAATCTAGCTAACTTATCCAATATAATCAAGGTCAAACGATACAAATGTTGATGCCTTAGACATAGCATCCGACATCCAGCAGTAGTAGACTAGTAAGGCGTTCTTGCTTATATTTGCATAAACACCAGTACATGCATCACGTTCTAAATCTTTAAAAGAAGACCAACAAGTAAAACGCCTGTTGGACAAGGTCGTCGTGCCCTCAAGGTCAACCATTAAGGAGTCCTTGTCAACTGATATGACACGTTTCAAGACATGCCTTATATAGAAACGATCCTTCAATGCAGTACTGATTGCTAAATTACCATGGCTATGAATCCTTGCTCCAAATAACTCATCAAATGAGTGCAGAGTCCCAGATGGATTCAAATGTGGTTTACGATCAACCACGATAACCATAGAAAATACACCTTCAATCTTAGGAGTGGGAGCATCCATGTTGACATCGCCATGCTCACGCTCGATCTTCAGAGTCCCCTTGTAACGTAAACGCCTTAATTTAATATAGGACCTTGTTCGGCTGGATCCATTTCTTCCTAGACTGGGGAACGTGATGAATGTGGACAGGGCCGTGTTATGGCTCATTACAAATCCTGGCCCAAACTGGTCTTCATGAATCCGTTGAAGTGAAAGCTTTGACTCATCACGGCCCTTGTTTGAATTACTATGCTGTCGTCTCCCATCCATACGTTTCACATCATATGAACGTTTCATCAATGACTGTCGAGAATAACCACGTCGTTGGGTAGACGACCAACCACGTCTATATCTAGATGGATACATGTTTAAAATGCACTTCCTAAACTGTTGCTAACATGATATCCATTTCCATCAGTGCGTTCTTAAATATTAACTGACGGTGCTTAAATGAATTAGTTAAACATTCTCCTCCAAATGCAATTGGTTAATGCTCCTCGAAGTAAAACGCACTGAAAATATGTCCTGTCATTTTCGCCATTTGCCCAAAGTTAGGCTGACACGTGTATAACAGCTGATTACAAAAGAGCGCCAAGATATTTAAATTAAAGTCAGACACTGAAAATGACAGTGCACAGTCACCAAAGAAAAGGGACCACCACGCCTTTGCTGCGAAGTTCTTAATACACAGCCTCCTCAGACATCATATGATTGGGCAGCAATATAGCAGCGCTTGGACCAGGGCCGGGCCCAAGAGAAACACGCGCGCCTGGGCCTGGGCCGAGAAACCAAAAACAGCGCGGCCATCCGGT